AACTAGTTAATTTAACTGAAGGTGGAAGTGGTCCTTTAGGATTTAAACAGTCAGAAAAAACTAGAGCGTTAATGAAAGAAAAAATGACAGGGTATGTTCATAAAGAAATTACGTGCCCTCATTGCAATACTACAGGTGGTGAGACATCCATGAAAAGGTGGCATTTTAATAACTGCACTGGAAGTAAAGAATTTAGGTCTAGGATTACTGTATTAGGTAAAAGAATATATCTTGGATATTATGGTACTAAAGAGTTGGCGAGTTCTGTAGCTAAAGAATTTTATGATTTTGTTATGCAAGAAGCAAGTCATCTTAACAAGTTAAAAGGAATACAATAATGGCAGTTACGATAAATGCAAGTACCAGCGCAGGGTTAGTTACCTCGGCTGATACCTCTGGTAATTTAGATTTGCAAAGTGGCGGGGTTACTAAAGCATCAGTAACATCATCAGGCTTAAACGTAGCAGGAGCGCTGACTGTTAATGGAGTTGCTCCAACGTATGGCAAAGTATTGCAAGTAGTAAGTTCAACATTTTCAAACCAAACTGATATAGCAAGTACAAGTTATACAGATGTTACTGGCTCTAGTTTAAGTATTACTCCAAGTAGTGCTACTTCAAAAATACTAATAATGGTAAATCTTACAGCTTTTATTAGACTTGATGCTACTGGACTTCAAACGGGTAGTTTCCAAATTTTAAGAGGTGGGTCTTCTATTAGCGTGTTTGGTGAAGCATTGAAAGAATATAATATTCCATTTGGTGTTCCGGGTGTATTTGGCGCTACTCCTTCTTTCACATATCTTGATTCTCCAGCAACTACATCATCAACAACTTACTCTATACAAGCAAAATGTTATACAACTGCATCAACAGGTAGAGTTAAAATAAATGAAAGTGGTGCTGGGCAACAATCTACAATAACGTTAATGGAGATAGTTCCATAATGAAAAATACAGCTATATTTAAACTTTATCCACAAGTTACAGTTATTCGTGATGACGAAGCCTTTGATGCTGACGGCAATCAAGTCACATACGACCTAGCCTTAGTCCAAGCAGAACAAGCAGCAGAAGCCAAGCGTCAAGAGGCACTAGCCTATCTAGCATCAACAGATTACATGATGACAGCAGACTACGACAAAGACACTACAGAAGTTCGTGTGTTAAGGGCTGAAGCTCGTAATGTAATAAGAGGAGTTAACTAAATGCCAGTACTTTTAGCAGGAGCGACAAGCGGTGTAACGACTGTACAAGCTACAGACACGGTGACTGCTACAATGACCTTGCCATCCGTATCGGGTATTGTACCAACACAAGACAGCACAACAGGTGCATTGACATTACCTACTGGCACAACAGGACAACGACCAACAGCCTCAACAGGCATGGTTAGGTATAACTCAACACTAGGCGTTATGGAATACTACAATGGTACGGCTTGGTATAGCGTAACGCCAATGCTTCCTCCATCTAGCGTAGAGTATCTAGTCGTAGCTGGTGGTGGTGGCGCAGGTTTGCCAAACCCAGGATTTGACCGTTCAGGTGCTGGTGGAGCTGGGGGTTTTAAAACTGCTACAGGTCTAGCCGTTATTGCTGGGTCTGCTATAACTGTTACAGTAGGTAGTGGCGGTTCTGCTGGTACTGGAAGTGCAGCAACAAACGGCTCTAATTCAGTATTTAGTTCAATTACATCAACTGGCGGTGGTGCTGGCGGCAGCTATAATGCAACAGGTGTTGCTGGCGGTTCAGGCGGTGGAGGAGGAACAACATCTGCATTTTCTGGTGGAGCAGGAACAGCAGGTCAAGGCTATGCTGGTGGTACTGGTACTTATAATGGTACTGGTGGTGGTGGTGGTGGTGGTGGTGGTGCAGGTTCTGGGTCTACTGCGGGTATTGGTGTTGCATCATCATATTCTGGCTCTTCTGTAACTTATGCCGTAGGCGGGGCGGGAACAGGTGCAACAGGCGCGGGTGCAGCTAATTCTGGTAATGGTGGTGGCTGTTCTAGCTCTCAATATGCTAACGTATATGCTGGTGGTTCAGGTATAGTTATTATTCGTTATGCAGATACTTCTGCTGCTGCAACCTCAACCACAGGCTCACCTACAATAACCGTTGCTGGTGGATACCGTGTCTATAAATGGACAGGTTCAGGTTCAATTACATTCTAGGAGCTTAAATTGGCTTATTTCGCAAAATTAGATGAAAACGATGTCGTGATAGATGTCCACGCACTTAACAACATAGAGATGCTAACCGCTGAAGGTGTAGAGTCTGAGGACATGGGTAAGGCTTTCTTTATCCGTTGGTCTAACGGTCACTCTAAGTGGGTGCAAACATCATACAACGGTACTATCCGTAAGAACTACGCAGGTATCGGCTACACATACGACAGAGTTCGTGATGCATTCATACCGCCTAAACCTTATGCAAGCTGGGTATTAAACGAAGACACTTGCCAATGGTCAGCTCCAGTAGCTATGCCTACTGACGATAAATTATATGCATGGAATGAAGAAACACTAGCATGGGTTGAGAATGTCTAACCTACTAATCAAAGGGGCAACATCAGGTACAACTGAATTAGCTGCTGTTGATAATGTAACGGCTACCATTACACTACCTGCTACTAGTGGTATATTCCCAAGACAGGATGCTGCTACAGGTGCTTTGTATCTGCCAGCAGGGACTACGGCTCAACGACCTACAGGTGCTACAGGTAAGTTTCGTTTTAATACAGACTTAGGTGTGCTTGAGTATTACAATGGGTCAGCTTGGTATAGTGTTACTGGCACAATAATTTAAGGATATAACATGGCAATCACATTAGACGGAACGGCTGGAATTACATCAAGTGGAGTGGTTGGTACTGCATCTACTGGTGCATTAATTATTCCTGCTGGAACTACCGCAGAACGACCAGCAAGTCCATCAGCAGGTATGACACGATACAATACTAGTTTAGGATATACAGAATATTATAATGGCACTACTTGGTATAGTTTAACCCCAATAGTTCCAACATCTACTGTTGAATATCTAGTAGTAGCTGGTGGTGGTGGTGGTGGGCGAAATGCAGCAGGTGGTGGTGGTGCAGGTGGATTTAGAACTGCTACAGGTTTGGCTGTGTCGGCAGGTTCAGCTATTACTGTTACCGTAGGTGCAGGTGGCACAGGCGGAACTGTTGGTGCAAATAGCAAAGGTTCTGATTCAGTATTTGGCTCAATAACTTCTGCTGGTGGTGGTGGTGGTATTGGTTCTTCAGCAGGAACAACAAATAGTACTGGCGGTTCTGGAGGTGGCGGTTCTTGTGATGGCACAGTAACTGGAGCTGCTGGAAATACACCGAGTACAAGCCCATCGCAAGGTAATAACGGTGGTAATGGTTCGTTATCTTTAAGAGGTTCTGGTGGCGGTGGCGGTGCAGGAGCAACTGGTAGTAATGGAACATCAAATGTTGGTGGTAATGGCGGTGCAGGTACTGCATCAAGTATATCAGGCTCCTCAGTAACCTACGCTGGTGGTGGCGGTGGTGGTGGAAACGCAACTGGTGGTACAGGCGCTGCTGGAGGTGGTAATGGCGGATTTAGCAGTGGAGGAGCTCCTACAGCAGGTTCAGCAAATACAGGTTCTGGTGGCGGTGGCGATTGGAATAATATAGCAAATGGCGGTGCGGGCGGTTCAGGTATTGTAATTATTCGTTACTCTGATACATACCCTGCTGCTACATCTACTACAGGCTCTCCATCGTTTACTACGGCTGGTGGGTATCGCATTTACACATGGACCGGTTCTGGTTCAATAACGTTCTAAGGATAACTAATGGAAAAAATAATTGCTAAAGTAAACGCTTTCTTAAGCCAGTTCTGTATCGTGTGCAAAGTACCTTGCGACAAGCAACTTCACTTCATCTGTGGCTTTATCATAGCTGCTGTGTTGACACCGTTCATCGGTTTCTACGCTGTGGCAATTGTAGCTATCATTGCTGCATTAAAAGAGATATACGACTACCTACATCCTGACAAGCACACAGCAGACATATGGGACTGGGTAGCTACGAGTTTGGGTGGTGTTTTAGGTATGCTAATAATTACGTTACTTTAAAAAGAAAGAAATACTAATGATAAATATAGACCCAGTTGAATATGGCAAACTAATCTCAAAGGTTGATTCCCTTGAGAAAAAGATTGACAAGATGGAAAGTGCACTTGAGGAACTGCTTGCCTTAGCTAACAAAGGTCGTGGTGGCTTTTGGGCAGGTATGATGATAGCTTCTCTAGTAGGAGCTGTTATATCTTATATCTCTAGGTACATTGTAGGACACTAGATGCAACTGACACCTCACTTCTCTCTTGCTGAACTAACTGTTACTAATACTAAAATAGATAACACACCATCTAAAGAAGTAATAGAAGTCTTACGCACAACTGCTTTCTATATGGAGAAAGTAAGAGAGATACTAGGCAATGTGGCTATCACTATCAATAGTGGCTACCGCAGTCCTGATGTTAATGGTCAAGTAGGTGGCACTAGCAACTCGTCACATACTTATGGGTATGCTGTGGATTTTACAGCCTATGGTCATACTCCACTTACTATATCTAATATCTTAAGTAAAAGTAATCTTAAGTTTGACCAACTAATCTATGAGAAGACTTGGGTTCATATATCATTTGACCCTCGTATGCGTGGGAATATCCTCACTCTCAAAGGTAAAGGTAAATATGTAAAGGGGATTGTATAATGTGGTCTGTCTTATTTCCAGCTCTACTACCAGCTTTAACAGATGGTGTTCGTGGTATCTTTGCTAAGTTTACAAAAGGAGCAGGTGGCAACCCTGTCAATGTAGCTGAACGCATACAACTTATGCAAGCAGAAACCGCTCGTCTACAAGCACTAGCAGAGATAGATAAACCATCAGGTGAACCTTCTATTTGGGTTACTAACTTAAGGTCTAGCTTTAGGTATATTGCAATTATCATTATTTGGTTAGCGACAGTGGCTGCTGTATTTACTCCTACTGTACCCGAAGCCATAACTTTAATTATGTTAGATTTAAGTGGGGCTTGTATGAGCTTCGTTATTGGTGAACGTATGTATTTAACTTTAAGGAAATAATTATGCCAATGGTCGGAAAAAAGAAATTCCCATACACAAAAACAGGTAAAGATGAAGCTGAAATGTATGCTAAGAAAACAGGTATGAAAAAGAAACCAGCTCCTAAAAAGAAAAAGGGTATGATGTAATGGCTATCAAAAAGGGACAAGAAACTTTTAGTGGATATAATAAACCTAAACGTACTCCTAGTCACCCTACTAAATCTCATGCTGTTTTAGCTAAAGTAGGAGATAAAGAGAAACTAATTCGCTTTGGTCAACAAGGCGTTAGTGGTGCTGGTTCTGCTCCTAAGACAGATAGTGAGAAAGCAAGACAGAAGTCTTTTAAGGCTCGTCATGCCTCTAATATTGCTAAGGGTAAGATGAGTGCTGCTTACTGGGCGGATAAGGTTAAGTGGTAATTAATGTTGCAAGATAAATTTCAAGCTATACGAGATTCTGCTGAAGCTGACCTATCTACTTTTATTAAGTTAGTAGCTCCCCACTTATTACTAGGTTCAGTACATTATGAACTAATAGAGTGGTGGAATAGACAAGATGCTAAAAGTAACCAGTTAGTACTACTACCTCGTGGTCACATGAAGAGTAAACTAGCTGCTTATAGAACTGCTTGGTGGATTACTAAGAATCCAGATACTACTATACTTTATGTATCAGCAACTGCAGACTTAGCTGAGAAACAACTATATGCTATTAAGCAAATCATTGACAGTCCTATCTACTTAAGGTACTGGCCTGAGATGATTAACCCTGAAGAGGGTAAGAGAGAGAAGTGGGCTGTAGCAGAGATATCAGTAGATCACCCTAAACGTAAGACTGAGGGTATTCGTGATGCTACATGTAAGGCTGTAGGTCTAACCTCTAATACTACTGGTTTCCATGCAGACGTTGTAGTACTAGACGATATAGTAGTTCCAGGTAATGCTTACACTGAAGATGGTAGAGATAAAGTAGCATCAGCTTACTCACAACTAGCTTCTATTGAGAACCCAGGAGCTATGGAATGGGTTGTTGGTACTAGATACCACCCTAAAGATATTTATAATACAATGGTTCAAATGAAAGAATCTATCTTTGACCAAGATGGAGATTTAGAATCAGAAGAAGAAGTGTATGAGCTTTTTCAAAAGGTTGTAGAAACTAATGGTGAGTTCTTGTGGCCCAAGCAATCTAGACCTGATGGTAAGACCTTTGGGTTTGATAATAAAGAGTTAGCTAGGATTAAAGCTAAGTATATTGATACTACTCAGTTCTATGCTCAGTATTATAATAACCCTAATAGTCTTGAGAACTCTAGAATAAATCAAGAGAAGTTCCAATACTTTGAAAGAAGTCTCCTTAATAATAGAGAAGGTGACTGGTACATAAAAGATAGAAAACTTAATGTATATGCAGCTATTGACTTTGCGTTCTCATTAAGGAAACAAGCTGACTATACTGCATTAGTAACTATTGGTGTAGATTCTCAAGGTAACTTCTATATTTTAGAGATAGATAGATTTAAGACAGATCGTATTGTTGAATACTATAATCACATTGTAGCTGCACAAGAAAAGTGGGGTTTTAGAAAGTTAAGAGCAGAGATTACAGTAGCTCAACAAACTATTGTAAAAGAGTTAAAAGAGAGTTACCTTAAGCCTAATGGTATCCCTTTATCTATAGATGAACATAGACCTACTAGACATCAAGGAGATAAGAATGAGCGTATTAATGCTATACTTGAGCCTAAGTATGATAACCTACAGGTATGGCACTATAGAGGCGGTAACTGCCAAAGTCTTGAAGAAGAGCTAGTAATGAATCATCCTCCACATGATGATATTAAAGATGCACTAGCTAATGCTATTGCTATTGCTGTAATACCTAAAGTACACATGGGATCTTTCTCTATAGGAAAGAATGTAGTGACCCATAGTCGCTTTGGTGGTGTAAGTTATTAATTAAGGAATAATTATATGGCAGGTAAAGTCGCACAAATTAGAGAGTTACTAAATAGAGATACTATGGCAAGAACATTGTCAGGTCTCTATAATAACTGGTGGACACAGCGTCGTGAAAAAGAAGCAGAGTGGAGAGAACTTCGTAACTACCTATTTGCTACTGATACTACCACTACTACTAATAGTAAACTTCCTTGGAAGAATAAAACTACTCTTCCTAAACTTACACAAATTAGAGATAACTTACATGCTAATTACATGGATGCTTTGTTTCCTAATGATAACTGGTTAAAGTGGGAAGGTTATAATCTAGAGGCAGTTACAGCTAAGAAACGTATTGCTATTGAAGCTTACATTAAAACTAAACTAAGAGAGTCTGAGTTTAGAGAGACAGTATCTAAGTTACTATATGACTTTATTGACTATGGTAATGTATTTGCTGATGTTACTTTTGTAGATAAAAAACACATAGACCAAGTAACTGGTGAAGAAGTAACTACATACAGAGGACCTAAGTTAGAGAGAGTTTCTCCCTTTGATATTGTATTTAACCCTACATCTAGTTCATTTAAAGACTCTCCTAAATTCACACGCTATCTTAAAACAGTAGGTGAACTAAAGAAAGATCTATTAACTCGTCCAGATCTTAACTATGATAAAGCTGCTTTTGATAAGGCTATCAATGCTCGTAAGAATATCTCTGCCTTTAAAATGGAAGATGTTAATAAAGCAGAAGCTTACTTATTCGAAGGCTTTGGCTCACTTCAAGAGTACTATCAATCAGGTCTAGTAGAGATACTAGAGTTTGAAGGTGACCTCTATGACGAAGTAAATGATACTCTACATGAGCGTCGTATTATCACAATCATAGATAGATCTTATGTTATTAGAAACATAGAGAATCCTTCTTGGTTAGGTAGAGATACTAAGCATCATGTAGGTTGGAGAGATCGTCCAGATAACCTATATTCAATGGGTCCTCTAGATAACTTAGTAGGTCTACAGTATCGCTTAGATCACTTAGAGAACTTAAAGGCTGACGCTTTAGATCTAACAATCCATCCCCCACTAAAAATTAGAGGTGATGTAGAGCCTTTTGAATGGGGTCCTGAAGCTACTATTCATATCCCAGAAGATGGTGATGTAGAAGCTATGGCTCCTAATAGTGCTGCCTTCCAAGTAAACAATGAGATTGCAGCTTTACTAAATATAATGGAAGAGATGGCAGGTGCTCCCAAAGAAGCTATGGGTATCAGATCTCCTGGTGAAAAGACTGCTTTTGAAGTACAACAACTTCAGAATGCTGCTGGTAGAATCTTCCAACACAAGGTAAATAAATTTGAAGTAGAGTTACTTGAACCTGTTATTAATTCTATGTTAGAATTAGCTAGACGTAACATTGATTTAGTAGAGATAGCAAAAGTAATTGATACTGATCTAGGTGTAGCTGATTTCTTATCTATTACTAAAGATGACATTACTGCTAAAGGTAAACTACGTCCTATTGGTGCAAGACACTTTGCAGCAAGAGCTCAACTAGTACAAAATCTATTAGGTGTATTTAATAGTCCTATAGGTCAACAGATTGCTCCTCATGTTTCTGCTAAACGATTAGCTCAAATGGTAGAAGAGTATATGGGTTTTGAACAGTATGACTTCATACAAGAGAACGTAGCTGTATTTGAGCAAGCTGAAACTCAAAAGTTAGTTAATCAGGTACAACAAACTCTTCAAGTAGAACAGGCTACTCCTGTCGAAGAAGATATGTTGATGCCTCAATAAAAGACTTGACTTTTGTATATTTGTATGTTATAATAGAGTTATGGATTTAAAATCAGAGAAAGCAAAAGATTTAACTAAAAGAGAAGTATTTATCTTACTTAAAGAATATCTAGAAGAACAGATTGAGTTATCTAGACGTAAGACTTTATCAGAAGATAACTTCTCTTTGCCAAGTTGGTCTGAGTTTCAAGCTTATCAATTAGGAATCCAAAGAGCTTATTCTAAGCTTAAAGAAGCAATACCTGACCAAGGAGAAGGCAAGTGAGTAATGAAAATATTTTTGATAATCAGACCCCTGAAAATCAAGAACCAGTAGTAAACCAAGCACCACAATTTCAGATTCCGACAGAAGCTTCTGAGTTAGTTGGAGCGGGTAAGAAGTATCAATCAGTAGAAGATGCACTTAAATCTGTACCTCATGCACAAAAGCACATTCAGACTTTAGAGACTGAGTTAGCTAATGTAAAAGAAGAATTAAGTAAGAGAGCTACTACTGAAGAACTACTTCAAGAAGTGAGATCAGGACTAACTAGAGAGGCACCACCTCAGGCAGTAGACTTTGATCAAAATAGATTATCTCAAATTGTTGAACAAACATTGGATAATAAAGAAAAACTTAGAGTAGCTAAATCTAATGCAGGATCTGTTGTTTCTAAATTTACTGAAAAGTATGGAGAGAAAGCAGAAGAAGCTTATTTAACTATTGCTAAGGAATCTGGTTTAACTGTTCAGCAATTAAACTCTTTAGCTGCAAGCTCCCCAGGAGCAGTACTAAAGTTAGCTGGTTTAGGTACCCAACAGTCTACTCCTGTAGCTACCCCTCAGGGAACTGTTAATACACAAAGTGTAGGTAATACTCAAACTAATGCTAATCTAACATCTAGAGTTCCTAAAGGAGCTACAACTAGAGATATGGTATCTGCATGGAAAGTAGCTGGCGAAAAGATTAAACAAACAGCAAATACTTAATATTTAATTAAACAAAAAGGAATAACAAAATGTCACAATTAACAAGTAACACAACTGCTTTTATTGAAGCACAGCAATACTCACAATTTATTTTAGATAACTTGCATGACTACTTACTACCTGAAGGTATGTGGAGAGATGTATCTGACTTCGGTTCTGGTACAAACCTTAACATTAAAACAGTTGGTACTGTAACTCTTCAAGATGCAGCTGAAGATACTCCATTAGTATTTAACCCAATTGATACTGGTACTATCTCTTTAGCTATTACTGACTACGTTGGTGATGCTTGGAAAGTATCTGATGATCTACGTGAAGATGGTTCACAAGTAGATTCATTGATGGCTATGCGTGCTATGGAATCTACTCGTGCTCTAGGTGAGAACCATGAGTCTCGTTTCTTAGGCGTAGCTGGTACTGCTCAAACTGCAGCTAACGTAAACTTAGTAAATGGTCGTCCACATCGTTGGGTTGCAGGTGGTGCTTCTGCTTCTACTCGTGTTATGACTCTATCAGATTTCATTGCTATGAAACTAGCATTTGATAAAGCTGGTGTACCTGCTGGTGGTCGTATTGC